TAAAGTTCAGAGTATTTGTTTTGATTTGGTCCTGATTCTGGAGAAATACCATAGATGTATCTGTTACCAGTTAATTTTCCAAAAGCCACAACTTCTTGAAGCCAAGCGTTATAAGATTGCGCAGGATTAGGTCTGTTTAATAGCTGGTGTAATTCTGTATCTTCAACTTCAACAAGTGCCTTCTTTTGTAATATCTTGGATTGCAGCATTGCATTTGAATTAAAGTTACCACTTGTCATTGACTTGTATCTCTTTAACTCATTTTCATTTTTCACCTCATAAACCATAAATGGAATCGTTGAAGCTGTTTTTGTAATTAAATTAACAATTGAATATATTGTTGAATTAAAACGATACCCCTTATTTATATAAGTATCGTCATTCTCTGGATTCCAAACAATAGAGTCCCCAAGGAAATTATAAATTGCTTTGTTAAAGTTTACATTAGTTTGTTGCGCGTTTTTAGAAACAAAATTTCTAAATCTATCTAGTATTGATGCCATCTATACATTTATTTTATTTTACAAAAATAATAATTAAATTACAAAGAAGTTTTGCTTCTTTCCATATTGAGAATAAACGCCATAACGAATGCTATCCATAGCGTGGTTAAACTTGTCTTTTGGCTTGTTTACAATTGTCCCATCTTTAAGTTCTTCCCAGTAATAATTATTATATTCTTTTATTATATTTTTTGATTCTTTGCTTACATAAATATCAAATTCTTTTAGTAAGCTAATTCCTGCATTTATAGAACCCTGTCCTTTAATTGCTGGTTTAATTAATAATCCATCTCTTTTTATTTGTTCAATAGATTTAGGTTCGGCAGCATCTGCATAAAATAAAACATCTTCATAACCTAACTTTTTAAAATACTCGACCAAATCTGAATTGGTCATTCCTTTTTTGTAAAGCAATTCGTGAATAAACAATTTATCATTCTTTTTAAATATTAAAGTTGCTGCTGATTCATCATTGCTAAATCCAAAATCAAGTCCAATAACTGCTTCTGCTGCTGGGTCAAATTCTGGAAATTCATCATAAGGTAAGAAATTCCAATTATTAAATATCTGTCTGGCGCTATATACTGCTTTTTGTCCTTCTCCATACACTCTCCAATAATCAGGGTCTCTTTCTTTCATTCTCTCAATCTCAAAGACTAAATCTTTAGAAAGAAATTTATTGTCTTTGTAAGTTGTTATCCAGGTATCACAATCATCTCTAGGAATTATCTCATCATATATCCAGTGGACTGGGTCGGAAGGATTAAAATCTAAAATAAGAAAATCCGTACATCTCATATTTATTTGCCTAAAATCTTCTATGTTTAATTCATTTGCTTCATTTAAAAAAGCAATGTTTCTTTTTCGCCCTCTAATCTTTTGTGGCTCATCTACAGATAGAAACTCAACTGTATGTTCACCATAAATAAAAGTGTTTTCAGCTTTATTGTGTGTGCCTTCAAAATATAAACCTGTTTGTTGTAGGATTAAAACAAAATCTCGAAGAACTGAACCTTTTAAAGCTGGAAGGGTTTTTCTTATAATGGAAATAACTAAAGGCTCTTTAGAAGTTGTTAAAAGATAAATAAGGTATTGACAAGCTGCAAAAGTTTTACCGCTACGAGTACCGCCCTGATGTACTTTAAATCTTTTTTTGGAATTAATTAAATCGTAAAACTGTCTGTTACAATTTTGAGTTATTTTTCTTGACTCGGCTTCCATTCAATTAAAGTTGACTTTATACCGCCATCGTGTTTGATTTCCTGTCTTTCAACGTAACCTCTGTTTTTGCCTTTTGTTTTTAAGTAAAATATAGTAGCAGAAGTATTACCGCTTTGAATTTGTTTATGTAATTGGCTTTCTGCAAAGTCAAGTGCAATATTTTGTATATCTGAAACTTGGTTTTCAAAATCTTTATCATTTTTTAAATATTCATAAAAAGTACTTCTTGCAATTCCGACTTGTTTACAAGCAGTTGTTACAACACCCAAAGATTTCTCTAAAGCTTCAATAATTGCTTTTTTAGTTTGTCCGATTTTGTTTGATTTCATTCTACAAAATTAATAAAATAGGGAAACTAACAAAACCCTATTTAAAAGGTGTGCTTACCAGGATTTGACTAATAAGCTAAATATAAAGAACGAGTTTAGTTTTTTAAATATTCTTTACCATTAATTTTAATCTCTATGTCAGGGTCGAGCTTTTGCATTCTATCAATAATTATTTGACAATATTTAGGGTCAAGTTCCATTCCGTAACATTTTCTTTTTAATTGATGTGCTGCTACCATTGTAGAACCACTACCAAGAAATAAATCTAAAACTAAATTGTTAATTGTTGTAACATTTTCAATAGCCATTGCAGCTAATTCAATAGGTTTTTGTGTTGGGTGTAAATATTTTGTACTCCCATCTTTACCAATGCTCCAAACACTACCAAGTCTTTTACCTTTTATTTCTGCCCCCCTATGATAAACTAATGCAACTTCAAAATCAGTAGAAAATGTTTTTTTTAAATCTCCAATTCCACCTCCTCCTTTATTCCAAATAATTAAATTAGAAAGTTCTCCTATGGGTTCGCAAAATTCAATCCATTGTTTTAAAACTTTCCAACTTGTCCAAACAAATACAAATCCTTTTGAAAATAATGGTAAATTATTTATCCATTCAGTTATAAAAACATTATCATTTTCTAACACATCAAATTTTTGTGATTTAGTTCTCATATTTGATTGATAATTTACTCCATAAGGTGGGTCTGTAAACACCATATTAGCTTTTTTACCATTCATTAACTTTGCCACTTGTTCGCTATCAGTACTATCGCCACATAAAAGCCTATGTTCACCTATTTCAATAAGGTCGCCTAAAACTACATCTACCTGTAGTTCATCAGGTTCTTCATAATTGTCTTCTTCAGCTTCTATATCTTCAAGAGGTATTTCTGGAATATCCAATCCCCAATCATATAAGTCTTTTGCCTCCCATTCGTTTAATAATATATCCCAATCCCACTCACCAAAACCTGAATTATCTTTAATTATAAACTCATTCTTTTTTTCCTCGGACCAATCTTTAACTTGGTCAATCCATATTTCTTTTAGTCCTGCTTTTTTACACGCTTTTAATCGCATATTGCCACCAAGGACCATATAATTTTCATCAATTACAATTGGTCTTTTCTCTAACATTTCAGGAAAATCTTTTATTGATTTAACTAACCTGTCAAATTTAGAATCGTTTATAAATCTTGGATTATTTTTATTAGGTATAACCTTTTGAATATCAATCTTTTGTTTCATTAATACAATATAATAATTAATTTCGCCAAATTATAGATATTCCACAAAAACCTAGAAATATTTGTATCATACTTTCATCTTCTTCTGCTTGTTCATCTTCAAATGTATCCATATCGGAATTCCAATAAGAAATACCAAATACAAGACCATACATTGGAAAGAACATTATTTCCCAGTTCATATTGCAAAATTACTAATTAAAAAGGAATATTATCTTTTATTACTTCGAATCGTTGTTTATGTTTATCAATTGATTTATATACACCCCCATTGTTAAAATCAGGTGCAATCATAAAATCGCCTTGTTTACCATTTTCTTTTCTTTTTACTTTTTGAACATATATACTCACACTGTCAGAGCCATAAATTGTTTTTTGCCCAATATTTCTATAAACAGTAATACAATTATATGCTTTGTTAAAAAAGTCACTTGATTGAGAAATATCATAAGGGTTAGGCACTCTATATTTGCCCTCATTAGATTCCATTTTTCTAGGGTGAGCAACTAGAAATAAGTGTGTTTTAGTTTGTTGGCAGAATTGTGTTATTTCAGAAAGTAATTTACCGACATAAGTAAAATCTTTTTGTTGTGAATGGTCAAGCATATTCCAAGGGTCAATCACACAAATATTAATTCCGTTAGTAAATACTAGCTGTTTAAATTTATCAAGAATTGATTTAAGTGATAAGTTATTTAAATCTATTTTAACAAAGT